ATCACCGCGAGCGTAAGATCTTTGCAGTCGCTTTAGGCTGCGACAAATACGGCTAATTGAGCTTTTCCTCAATCTGCGATGCGTTGGCCAGATACGATAACCGAGAAAATCTAACGCCCTGCCATATTTGATGGCGACCGGGAATATCTGCGTTTTTTTGTTAGTAAGTAGACATAGCTTATTCAGTAGAAAATCTTCAATAACCACGCGGATCTGCTGCAAGTGGTTTTTGTCGTGATGGATAATGCAGAAGTCATCCATATATCTAATGTAATGCTCTTCTCTTAGCTGATGCTTTACAAACAAATCCAGCTCACCAAGATATATGTTTGCGAACAACTGGGATGTCAAATTCCCAAGCGGGATCCCCTTCGGATTAATATCGCCATGAGCTGCTGATGAATCGATGATTTCATCAATTAGATCCAGTGTTCTTTGGCACGATATGCGCTTCCGAATTATTTTCTTAAGTATCATGTGGTTAATATTGTAAAAATACCCAGAAATATCCCCCTTGAATACATACACCTCACCATGCTCTCGTTTTACCTTTCTCATCATTTCCTGTGCTTTATCTGCACCAAGATGAGTTCCCTTACCCTGTATGCAGGCATATGTATCAGATATAAATCGAGGGCCGAAACAAGGATATATGGTATCGACAAGGGAATGGTGTAGAACTCGATCACGGAATGGAAGCGCAGCGCCTATACGATAAACTGGCTCATAAAGAGTGAAGTGCCGGTACTCTCCGGTTTTCCACGAGCCCCACATTAGATGGTTTTGTATGTCGATAAGATTGCCTTCAAGATTATAAGAAAACCGCATCACCTCTTTTCTTGAGCGCTTTCCTTTACTGGCCTTGCCATAGGCATCCATTAAATTGTCAAAGTCGTAAATTTTTGGATAAAGATTATTGAATGTTTTTGCCATAAACCAACAGCCTTTTAATTACGGTTTACAGGGCGGCAGGTCAAACTTCCGCAACGCTCGCTGCTACTGGAATGACCTGCCTATTTAGTTTTCCGGCGTGAGCCGTGGATCGTGCGTCCTTTTGATTTGGCGCTGTCAGAAAGCCCTTGAGCTTTCAGCTTCTGGCCTATGAATACAAATCAAGAGCGGGACGAGCCCCGATGTTCGTGTTGCTATTCGAACGCAGGTTGTTCACATTCACCGCGAACAGACCGGCCAAGGCGCCGTCGCTCCACCTGCCACCGCGGAGCGCTACTCGCTCATCGGCCACGTTGTACCAGAAACCGTCGCCGCCAAGATCGGTGGCCACTGGGTAAGCACCATACAGTTTCAGGGTAATGAGCGCCGCAGCAGAAACAGGAACAGCACCAGGATTAGTCATTGCTTGTAGCTGCCCGCCACTTGCCAGCACCAATGTATAGTTAGCCGTGCCTGACGCCGCAATCTTCACTGTGTTTGCTGATCCAGGTGCAACCAGCAAACCAGTCGCACCATCAATCGCCTTCCATGATGCAGAGGTCGAAGTCAAATCAATGGTGCTCATGGCTGCATCGTTATTCGCAATAACCTGCAACTCCCCAGCAACCAACCGGAATCCAGGAGCCCACTCCCATACGTTGCCTACTAAATCAGAGATGCCGGCATGGGAGTTGTTATGGCGCCACGCCGCAGGACCAGAACCAGTCAGCGTTCGAGCTGTACCAGAGGCAACACCTGGTAAGGCACCATCGGCGCGAACACCTGTTTCATAGGTTGCATCAGAACTGCGACCATAATTAGTGTTGCCACGAGGAATAAAGCCATTTTTCTTACACCACAAGGCCAATCCGTTGTAATCCATGTGAGTAGCCAGACCCCAACCGGCGCCGCAGGCACGCGCGTAAGTAAGGAAAGTATCAAAACTTGCACTTGCTGACGGATCCATTCCGGGAAGTGACAGCAGCTCGCCGTTTTTCACCACACCAGGATATGCACCGATAAAACGTTCTGTTCGCACAACGCCATCAACAATAAACATTGGATGACTGCCAGCACCCAGCGTTGCGTCAACATCTTCAATATAAAAGTGTGGGTTCACGAACATGTATGAAGGCTGGCCTTTAGCCGTATAGAGCACGGTAATTTTACCGCCTGTTGCGGCTTCTACCGATGCTCGCAGATGATCTTTAGTAAAATGGTTGGCATTGATTACTCCATTATTAAGTCTGTTATTGAGCAACTACACTGTTAGTTAGTTACGGGCCAAAGCGTTACTGACACTGCGTTAGGATCAATCGCAACTGGTGTTCGCTGAATCGTGGTGGCAGTCTCGTCATCACTAGACTCGGCGGGGACTTCGGTTTCCAAGTAGACTTTTGCCGGGATGTGAATGTGAGCGAGGTAAGCCCCCTCATCACCACCTTCTTGTGCCACACCGCCAAAGGACCGGATTTCAATTACCGATGCGACATCTAACTGACGGGACCCACAATCGACTGTAACGCCGGCCACGGTAATCAATGAGCCAGAAACAGAAAAATCAGCTACCGGCTGGCCGGACTGAATAAGATTAATTTGAGGCATTAACTATTCTCCTTAGTTATTCAGCTTGCTGGCTTTCCAGCGAACAACAACATTGTCTGCATCACTGGCAAGCGCCAGCGTGAAGCCATTGGTAGCGCGACTTTGAATGGCGATATTATCTGGGTCACATTGACCACCAGAAACGAACAACATCAAATCCAATCGATAATCAGCCGCTCTCAGCGTATTAATGCCAATAGTTGTGATCACGGGTTATCCAATAACGAGGAAATGACGACTCGACACGACGCACGCTAGTTAGCGTAACGTTATCCAGGTATGGGTCTGTCGCATCAGTGGAAGCAGGCGGAATAGTGATGTTATACAAATGAATAGCATCAACTGGCAGCTCATCACCGATATTTGTCACGGCCAGCCGCATGACTTGGCTTGCTGCATTGAAATACAAATATGCTTTTACTGTCACGTTAGCGGCAGTGGTATTTGGCGGTACGCTGGCAGTATTATCTTTTGATGGAGCAAGATAACGACGACCAGACATAAATGCAGAGCCACCGACCAAATTTAGATTTCGAGCCGCCGTTATCGATTTAGTGATCGTGCAGCCAGTGATGATCCCGCGATTGGTTAGCGTAATTTCGCCTTCCTGCTGGATTTGCTCTTTTAACGCTTTAACAGATTGATTTGCTACGCTGCCCTGAGTCATTGCAAACATCAGTGTTGCAGCCAGTTCGTCCTGAAACTCAGGTGATAATTGATCTAGCTCCGATGCGATGTCGGTCATTCGCTCACCAAGAGAAGGGTATTCGCCTCGTGCAGCAGTTAATTCCTGCTCACGCGCGGCAAGTCTCGACTCATGGTTTGAAAAGTTCTCATCAATTTCAATGTATCGCACATTCCACAGAGAAGGGATGGCATCCGGTTCATTGTTTGGAATTGGCGTAATACTTTGATGTGGTAATGACATATTAGTACCTCAGCTTAATGCTAATTTCGTAGCGCTCATCGGACTCCTTGACCTTTGGCGCAAAGTTTTTTATACCAATTAGGTTGCCATTAGCATCAACCAGCGCGGCCTCTGATACTTTTACGCCAACCAGTTCGGCGGCCTCAATAAGCCCTCGGCCAGTTACCGAATAGAGATCTTCTTGCTCAATGGCACTTAGTGCTTTTCTAAGCACCTCGTGCTTTAGGGCAGTCTGATCATCCGATGGCTGTATCGCCTTTAATGTGGTCGAATCATGACCACCATCACCGAACGCCATGTACGCAACTTTGGCAACAGGGGTTCCTCCGGCCATTTGCGCAGCGATGCGACGACGATGTGATTTAAGAGTTACGGCCTCAGCCATGAACAGTCCCTCAAAGTCTGCTAATCTTCATGTCGAACTCAGGCTTCGCAAAAAACCCAACCTTCCAGCTGCCATCGAGTGGCAGGCTAAAATCCTGAATAATGTCGTCCAGCCCAGCGTGTTCTTCAGTGCTAAGTTTGAAGGAGTTAATTCGTCTGGCTGCTCGCATTTTCCGACTTCGCAGCCTTGTTCCATCAAGTTTGAAGTGTTTTAGGCGTGATTCAGCCCCTAGCGGCCAACTACCATCTAATTGCCTATCCCAGGTTCTCAATTTTGTTACAAAATCAGCGGCTAGCTTCTTACCACAAAAGGCCGCATATCTATCGA